CTAATGAAGAAATGAATTACATAGATGCTATTGTCTTCTATTGTGAGCAAAACAATCTTGAAATTGATTCTGTCAGTAAATTGATTAGCAAACCACTCAAAGAAAAATTAAAGTGTGATGCTATCAACTTAAATTTTTTAAAAAGAACATCCAGAGCTAAACTTTTAATATGATGCAATTTTGTTTTCCTACAATATATTGGCATTTTAAGATTGGAAAAATTGATTTTTCTAATTTAAAAGATTTGTGTATTTTAACAGATGAATGGGATTGTTTAGTAAAAACATCAAGGTCAGTTGATTATGACTGGAATGAGTTTTTATCTAAAATTGAACCATTCATATCCCAATTACCCTTTAAAAAAAGTATTAACTTAAAGTTTGAAGTTCCTTGGATGAATGTGTACGAAAAAGGTGGATATCAAGAAGCTCATCATCACATGTCTGGAAATAATATTTTAAGTTATTGTTATTTCTCAAATCTCCCAGAAAATTCTGGAAAGTTTTTATTTTTAAATGATCAATATAGAAATTATTGTTATAATGGATTGATAGAATATTTAAATCCAGATGATCATGTGGTAGAGTGGGCTCCTCTAAATGTGGAAGAAGGAGATTTAATAGTGTTTCCATCATTTTTAATACATCAATCTACTTATCATAAATCCAAAGAACAAAGAGTTACAATCAGTGGGAATGTTTCATTAGTATGACACCCTTTGATGCTTATAAAACTTATCTTGCATTAAAGAATCACTTTACTAAACCAAAATATGATTACTTTAAGTATGCAGGTAAGTCCAGAGCATCATTAGAATCATTCAATAAACGTAAAGATAAGTATTGGTTTGAGAGAATTAGTAGACAGAAGAATGATGAAGAGATAAAAAACTTCTTTTTGTCTAACTTTATAGGTAATGATAATCCACAAGCTATGTGGATTGGAGAAATTATTAGAGAAGGTGATTCTTGTTACAAAGAATGGATGAAAAGACAGCAAAGTTTGTCCTACATGTTTAAACAAGAATCAGAAGATATGTTGTCTGAAAGCAACTTGGAGCAGGTTCTTGATGCTTCAAAGCAACATCCAGTCATTCTAAAAAAGTTCTTGAGCAGGAAAATTAGTATAGAAACCTTCACTATTTGGGATAGAATATTCCTGCTCAAGAATAATTTTGACAAACAACTTTTAGATCCTGTATGGGAGATAGTGTCATTAAAGATACAGAAATACTCTCCATTCCTAAATATCGATGTACAGGAGTACAAAAAAACTTTGAGAAATATTGTGGAGAGATGACATGTCCTTCTTCGATTCAGATATAGTTCAGAAGGAACTTAAAACGATTGAAAAGTTACAAAGGGAACTTACAAGAAGTGTTTTGAGATTCCCTAATATGTCTAAGGCTGAGAAGTTAGAACATGTTAACTTGTTATCTGAACTTTTAGAAAAACAAAAAATCCTGTATACAAGATTGTCATTATCAGATGACCCTCAAGCTATTGAAAAAAAGAATGAAATTATTGAGTCATCAAAACTTCTTGGGTATGGTGACCCATCAGATATGAATGTGATTTTTGATAACATGCAGAAGGTCATTAAAAGACTTAAAAGGGAAGCAGAGGTTGACTAAGACCTTTGCTTTTGCTATGATGTCTGTGGATAATTAATCCAATTAATCCAACTAATCCGAGGTAATCTAATGTCTTTTTCAGACCTTAAAAAGAAATCTTCTCTTGGTTCTCTTACATCCAAACTGGTACAAGAGGTAGAGAAGATGAATACATCTGGTGGTTCCAGTGATGAACGTCTCTGGAAACCAGAAGTAGACAAAGCAGGAAATGGATTTGCAATCATTCGTTTTCTGTCTGCACCCCAAGGGGAAGACCTGCCTTGGGCAAAGGTCTATACTCATGCCTTCCAAGGTTCTGGTGGGTGGTTTATTGATAACTGTCTGACCACCATCAATCAGAACTGTCCTGTCTGTGAAGCAAACAGGGAACTGTGGAACACAGGCAGTAAAGCAAATCAAGATATTGTTCGTGATCGTAAGCGCAAACTGTCTTACTATTCCAACATCTATGTTGTTCAGGACAAAGCACATCCTGAAAATGAAGGAAAGGTATTCCTTTATAAGTATGGCAAGAAAATCTTTGACAAGATTATGGCAGCCATGAAACCTGAGTTTGATGATGAAACTCCTATCAACCCCTTTGATTTCTGGGCTGGTGCCAACTTCAAAGTAAAGATTACCAAGAAGGATGGTTACTGGAACTATGACAAGTCAGAGTTTGGTGCTCCTGAACCTCTGTTTGATGATGATGGTGCCATGGAGGCAGTCTGGAAGAAGACATATTCTCTGGCAGAGTTTACTGATCCAGAGAAGATGAAAACTTATGAACAACTTGATGCTCGTCTGAAAGCTGTTCTTGGTAAGAAACCAGTCCAACAGGATGAATCCTTTGATGATGAAGATGAGGATCGTGGTCCTGTTCCCACTGCTGAAGAAGTAGTACAGGGAAAGTCTGGTGGAACTCGTGCAGCAAGTCGTTCATCCTCTTTTGATGATGAGGAAGATGATGCTTTGAGTTACTTCCAGAAGTTGGCTGAGGAATGATTGTTTTAGGAGGGAATTTTTCCCTCCTTTTTTATTGAAATAAATAAAAATAAACCTTTTTACAAATGGGAAAGCAAACAATATCTGTTGGATCTGTTCCTAATGATGGGACTGGAGATACCTTATATCAAGGTGCAGTAAAAATCAACAGCAATTTTGATGAACTTTATTCTACATTTGGTAATGGGACAACACTGAATAATGTAACTGGACCTCAAGGTGCTCAAGGTAACCAAGGTCCACAAGGTGCTCAAGGTTCTGATGGAACTGCTGGACCTCAAGGTGCTCAAGGCGCTCAAGGATTCCAAGGACCTGCAGGTGATGGTAGTGGTGGTAGTGGACCTCAAGGTGCTCAAGGCGCTCAAGGATTCCAAGGACCTGCAGGTGATGGTAGTGGTGGTAGTGGACCTCAAGGTGCTCAAGGCGCTCAAGGATTCCAAGGACCTGCAGGTGATGGTAGTGGTGGTAGTGGACCTCAAGGTGCTCAAGGCGCTCAAGGATTCCAAGGACCTGCAGGTGATGGTAGTGGTGGTAGTGGACCTCAAGGTGCTCAAGGTTCTCAAGGTAACCAAGGTGTAAAAGGTCCTCAAGGACCACAAGGTGCTCAAGGTTCTCAAGGTAACCAAGGATCTCAAGGATCTCAAGGTACACAAGGAAATTCTGGTAGTAGAAATTATTCAGTAACAAATAGTGGAGCAAGTTCATACACGATAGATGGTGCATCTAATCCAACTTTAAATTTACTGCGTGGATTTACTTATACTTTTAGTGTTAATGCATCTGGCCATCCATTCTGGATTAAAACTGCACAAGTTACAGGAACTGGAAGTGCTTATAGTAGCGGTGTAACAAATAACGGAACTGCTGTTGGAACAATTACATTTGCAGTCCCCTATGATGCCCCCAGTACTTTATATTATATCTGCCAGCATCATAGTGGGATGTCTGGAACAATATCAATTACTGATGTTGGACCTCAAGGTGCTCAAGGTGCTCAAGGATTTCAAGGTGCTTCTGGAGGAGGACCTCAAGGATCTCAAGGTTCTATTGGAGATTCTTACTGGGTATCAACAGCAGCGGGTATTCACACACTTTCCAATGTTGGTGTAGGAACCACAAACCCAACAAGTGCTCTTACAGTAAAAGGAAATACTTCTCTTGAGACTTTAAATGTTTCTGGTGTTTCTACGCTAACTGGAAATGTTTTTGTTGGCAGTGCAATTACAATGTATGCCTCTACAGGCATTATTAGTGCGACTACTTTCTATGGAAATCTAGTTGGTTCAATCACAGATGCAACAAATTTAACTGGTGGGTATGCAAATGCCTCACAGTTAAATGTTTCTGGTATTGCAACCATTTCTGCTGGTAGAATTCAAGCAGATGCTGCTTCCAACTTACGTTTTGGTAATCTTCCTGCAGGATCTGGAAGTGGAAGAAATATTGCAATTGGTGACCAGGTTCTTACATCTTTAAGTGGTGGTCAGGGAAGAAATATTGGTATTGGAGAACTTTCTTACTATGACACAATCACTGGTCAATATAATATTGGTATTGGTGAGAGATCAGGACAAAAAGTTTCTACAGGATCTTATAATGTAATTCTTGGTGCTTATGATGGAAACTCTGGAAATCTTGATATTAGAACCTCATCAAATAATATAGTTATTGCTGATGGTCAAGGAAACATCAGACAATATATTAACTCTAGTGGTAATGTTGGTATTAAGACCACAATAGTTACAGAAGCACTCACAGTTGCTGGTGTTGTATCTGCTACAAGTTTTTACGGAACACTCAATGCATCACAATTAACTGGATCACTTCCTGCGATTGATGGTTCTGCACTCATTGGAGTTGTTGGTAGTGGTAGTGGAGTTGTAATTGAAGATGATGCAACTCCAGTTGGAACTGCAGGAACAATTAACTTTGGTTCTAATTTAAGTGTTTCTTTTGGTGCTGGTATTGCTACTATTACTGGAAGTGAATTAGCAACTTATGCAAATGTTGCTGGTATTGCTACTTATGCAACAACTGCTGGTATTGCTACTTATGCAACAACTGCTGGTATTGCTACTTATGCTTCTATAGCAGGTGTTGCCACTTATGCTTCTATAGCAGGTGTTTCAAGTGCTGTTTCTACAACAATTAATATCAATACAACTGGTATTATTACAGCATCATCCTTCTCTGGTTCTGGTTCAGGACTCACAAATATCCCTGCAGGTCAATTAACGGGAGCACTTCCTGCGATTGATGGTTCTGCACTTTTAAATGTAACTGCAGCAGGAACTGGTGTTGCCATTGAAGATGATACTGTAAATGTAGGGTCTGCAACTACTATTAATTTTGGAACAGGTCTTGATGTTACATTTGGTTCTGGTATTGCTACAGTTACTGCTTCTGGTGGTTCTTTACAATCAAGAACTATCGTAACTGGAGTAACAACATCAATTACAAATAATGGAATTGGTAATACAAATATTACTGGATTTAAGTCTTATGCATTGTTGAAAGTTGGACTATCCACTGCAGGATGGATAAGACTATATACTGATAGTACATCAAGAACAAATGATGCTTCCAGAAGTATTGGAATTGATCCTTCACCTGGAAGTGGCGTGATTGCTGAAGTGATTACAACTGGTATTTCAACCACTCAAGTCATTTCTCCTTTTGTAATGGGTGGCAATTTAGACAATCCTGCTGACACCACAATCTATGCAGCAATCACAAATCTTTCTGGGACTACTCAAGCGATTACAGCAAATCTAACAATTCTTCAACTGGAGGTATAAGGACTAATGGCTATCACAACAACCACGATTACAAAAAATGCAGGGTGGGCAAGAACTGATGTTATTGATCAGTTGGAGCAGGCATTTACTTGGTTAGGTTTGCATGGATCTCAAATATCAGGACTAGTAACATCCATTAGTGCTTATAGTGGTGGTGGAACTGTAGGATCAGCAAACACTTATTATTTTGATGTCCCTATTGCAACCACAAGTGGAATTGGAACTGGTGCAACATTTGATCTTATTAGAAGTTCTGGATCTGTAAATCAAATTTTAGTTAATCGTCCTGGATATGGATATACCAGTGGAGAATATGTAACTCTGTCTGCTGCAGACATTGGTGGTGGTTCTGCTGTTGCAATTGGTATCACTGTTCTTGTTGATGGTGGTGCTTCACCTGTTGGATATGGTTCAACTAATCAGTTCTTTGATAAAAACTTAACACCAGCATCCGATAGCACTCGCCCCTGGGCAGTTTTAAAACAAGATTTTAACACCTCTAAAAGATTTGGTGTAACTTACAGAGGATTTAAAACCTATAGTGATTCTGTAATGAGTATCTATGCTGGATCATCATTTTTTCCATTTAATACCACTAATAATAGTAATAAAGGGGGTCAATATCGAGATAGTTTTAGAGGAACTTATCTTTTAGATATTCCTGCCTCTCCCGCTAGCAGTGTTAATAGTTTAGACCACTCTGACAGTGATCAATATGCACAGATAGGCGGTCTGTTTGATGCATATTTTCAATATGCATCAACCAACAACCCAACAACTCATGCACTTAAATTAAATGTCTATCGTTCTGGGATTGATCCTAGTTTTGCAGTTCTTTCATTTAATCAACCATCAATTTCTGGAACATTAAACGACAGCACATTTACAACTTTTATTATTCACAATTTTAATTCAGTTCTTTATAATTTTGATGAAACATTCTCTGCTGGTCTTACTTTAATTGATAAAGATCCTTCGATTAGTGAAGTTAACGGAGGCACTGGAATGATTGGATTTAAAACTTATTTGGTTGGTAATCATAACAACTTTTACAATTGGTATCTTACCACAAGAACAGCAGAGGCAGGATACTCTCAAATTTATGACCAAAGCACTCGTCGAGGATTTATTAGTCAGAATTATTCTATAGCAACATCACAATCTAATTATACATCTTCAACTGGAACTGGAAAGAATAGTTATGGATCAATCGGATCTGGTTTTGCAACCATCTATTCAAGAACTGGTGGATTTAAAAACACGGGAGTGATAGAATCCGAAGGTGCTAATAGTTATGGAAACAGACATCCAATCACAACATATAATGCAGTTATTAAAGGTATTCCTATTAATGGTAATTTAATTCCATGTCCTTACTATATGCCTGATGATTTTGTTGTAATTGATTTCAAGATTGCTGCATCAGGACAAGATGTTAGACAGGGTGATACCATTACAATTAGTGGTAGTGAGGTTTATACTGTGATTACTGGTTCTTGCAATAAATCTAATGAAACTGCTGGGGTTCTCTTCTGTGCGAGGACGGTCTGATGGCAGATTTTGTAGTAGTAGATTTAACTACAGCAGTTGTTGGATTTGCAACAACTCAACCTGTTGGAGTAAATACAACCTTTACTGTAGATAACACTGTTCCTACTCAAGAAAATAGAAATATTACTTTCAGTGAAACTCGTCCAGGTTGGTTGACAGGCAGAAGACCTCAAACTGGACAAGCATTCCCAAGAGGAGTTTATAATAAGTAATTATTTGATTATCTTGGGGAGAGTACTCTGCTACTCTCCCCTTTTTTAGTATTGTCATCAACATACTGTGAGGAGAATCCATAAGACATAATTCTTCTCATGTCGTCAATAGCAGTCTGTAAATATCTTGGTCTTAAGATATAGATGTTTCTTTTCTTATCATTCTGTTGGATTTCATATTCATAAACACTCACCATTTTTACAGGATTTTTAGTAATATAAGAACCAGAACTCCCTACAATTCTTGTAGAGTTGATTCTTAATTTTGCAGAATCAAATGTTTGATTAGTAGAATCAAACTTATAATAAACTTTTGTTTCTTCAATTCCAAGATTGGTATCAAAGTATCTAACTGTAAAATTAGAATCAACAATCTTACCAGCAGGAACAATCATCTTACCTCTGGAATCAGTCACTAATGTAGTTTCATAGTGATGTGCTGATGCTAACTCTGCTTCTGTATATTTTCTTTCCAAGTAGTTAGAAAACTCTGCATCAGACAGTGGCCATTCAGTTCTTATGTTGAGGATATTGTTTGAGATTAGAACAACCCAATCATAGGTAGAACTTCCATAAACTTTCTCTGCTACTTGGTCAGGACGTTCTTCACCAACAATCTTATACTTTGTAAAGGTAGTAGCATTCTGAAAGAAGTCGTCACGAATCTTTGCTCTTCTAAACAGGTTCTTGACTCTTGCATAATCATATGCAGAGTTTCTGTTTGTTTGTTGTGACTGGTAAAGTAAGTCTGATACTTCTCTGAAATA